CGAGAACTCTAACGCCTTGACGGGCCGAATGATTGTTCTCAAAATGAGTAATAGTTTTTACGGCCGTGAGGACGTGTCGCTGTCTGACAAGCTGGCCAAAGAGTTGCCGGGTATTTTCAACTGGGCGATCGAGGGACAACAGCGCCGCATGGCGCGCGAGGGTCAGCGGTTCCAACAGCCTAAGACGGGCCGCGAGTTGCTCGAGTTGATGGAAGAGTTGAGTAACCCGATCGGTTCGTTCGTGCAGGACGCGCTGGTGTATGACCCCATCGGGCACGTTAACAAGGACGACGTGTTCACGTGCTGGAAGAAGTGGGCGCTGGCCAAGAACATCCCACCAGGGACCGACCTCGCGTTCAAGCGCCGGTTCCTGGCGGCGACCCAGGACCACCGCGTGGTGGCCGATCGTATCCGCATCGAAGGCGAACAGCACAACGTGTACCGCGGCGTGGTGCTCAACGTCAAGGCGCGCAAGTACGTGGACAGCATCAGCAACTTTGAACGTGATGAGATATTTGCATGAACCGAGATGACATCATCCGCATGGCGCGGGAGGCAGGGTTTGAACGGGTGTACTTGGCAGAGGAGGCCGCGCTTTCTTTGTTGTTGCCGCTTGAACGATTTGCCGCAAAGGTCGCCGCCGAGGAGCGTGAAGCATGCGCACAGTGGGCTGAGGGGTGGACATACCTACCCGAGGATAGCTTCACCAAGGCACAGGTCGCTGAAAACATTTGCAACACGATTGCGTATTACATCCGAGCAAGGAAATAAGCATGAGCAAGCGCTACCAGTACTATTCAGTCGACGTGGGGTTCTTCCCGCTGCCGGTCGCGATGTGCTTCAACGCCAAGGTCTTCAAGCAGATACTGAAGGACTACAACGTCAAGGTGCACGAGGATCCGCAGGCGTTCGAGCTTGGCATGGCGGAGACGCACTCGTTCTCGACGGCCAAGGAGTCGGTCGTCATCGTGGGCTTTGACCTCAAGGCCATCGGCAACAACCCCGCTTGTCTGGCGGGCACCATCGCACACGAGGCCTCGCACGTCATCACGCGCCTGCTGGAGCACATCGGCGAGAACGTGGAAGACTTTGGCGAGGAGACGCGCGCGTACCTCATGCAACACCTCGTCGAGCAGATGTTCACCGGGTGCATACTGGAGATGGAAAAGAATGACAAGAGAGAAGGACGTCGAGCAAAGACTCGTCAAAAAGATAAAGGCGAGGGGAGGGTTGTGTCTGAAGTGGACAAGCCCGGGAACGACGGGGGTGCCGGACCGGCTGGTGTTCTTCCAGGGTCAGGTGATACCGGTGGAGCTAAAATCCCCGACGGGTTCACTGTCTCCACGTCAGACCTTAGTGATCTCGCAAATACATACGTGTGGCGTGAAGACGTGGGTGCTTTCGTCATTCGAGGAAGTTGACGAGTTTGTCGACAGTTTATGAATCCAGAAAACAACCTGAAGAAGCGCAAGCACATGTACAACATGTTGTACCGGGCAAAGAAGCGAGCCAAGGCAAAGGACATCCCCTGCGACGTGGACCTCGAGTACCTGTGCTCCATCGCCCCCGACATCTGCCCGGTGTTTGGCACGGCGTTGCTATGGGATACCAAATCAAAAACGAAACAGGGCTCGCCCCAGCACGCGTCCCCCAGCCTGGACCGCATCGACCCCGAGAAGGGCTACGTCAGGGGCAACGTGGCTATCATTAGCAACAAGGCCAACATGATTAAGTCCAACGCCAAGCTACGAGAGCTGTACGCGGTGGCGGACTGGTTACACGACAGATTGAAAGAGATAGAAAAATATGGAAGTCTTCGACCCCCCTCCATTTTCGACCCTGCAAATACCTACATCCAGCGCCCAACTAATCCTCGGATTGATACAAGCGCGTCAGCGCGCAAGCGCGGAGGCTACTGATGTTATCCCCCGACAACCTACACGCGTACCAGCGGCGCCTGATCGAGCAGAGCAGGACAACGCCCAACATGGGCCTGCTGATGGAGATGGGCCTGGGCAAGACAATCACGGCGCTGACGATCATCAGCGAGCTACCGGGCAAGACGCTGATCATCGGACCCAAGGCGGTGGTGACTAACGTATGGCAACAGGAGGCAGCAAATTGGACACATACCCAAAAACTAAAATTCGCGCTGGTGATTGGATCACCCCAGGACCGCTTGAACGCGCTCCAGTCGAACGCGGATGTGTATTTAATCAACTGCGAGAACGTCTCGTGGCTATTCGATCAGAAATTGATTCCATCCTGGAGCAACTTGGTGATCGACGAATCGTCCAGATTCAAGAACCCCTCTTCAAAGAGGTGGAAGTCACTGAAGACGTTCCTACCGAAGTTCAAGCATCGTTTGATTTTGACGGGCACACCTACGCCAAAGTCATACCTGGACCTATGGCCCCAGGTCGGTATCTTGGACCTGGGACAACGGCTCGGGAGATCGATGAGTTCTTACAAAGAGAAATTCTTCGATCCGGACGCGAGGGATCGTCGCACGGGGTTAGTATGGAGCTGGAAATTGAAGCCCGGCGCCAAAGAACAGATAGACGCACTGATCGGTGACATCTGCGTGTCCCTTCGAGCGGACGACTACCTGACCATGCCCGCCAGACAGGACGTCTACCACACGATCCAGTGGGAGCCCAAGGCCCGCTTGGTTTACAACCGCATGAAGAAGGACATGGTGGCCGAGGTCGACGAAGACACGCTCACCGCGGCCTCTGCAGGGGTCCTAACGGGCAAGCTGTTACAGCTTACCGCGGGCACCATTTACAACGAGCAGAAGTCGACGGTGCACGTGCACGACGGCAAGCTGGACTACCTCGAGGACATGCTGGGCGACAGCCCGACGATCGTGTTCTACAACTTCAAGCATTCACTGGCCCGGTTGCAGGAACGATTCCCCGACGCGGTGCTGTTGAACCCCGACGACCAGGACACCATCGCGCGCTGGCGCAAGGGTGAGATCGACGTGCTACTGTGCCACCCCAAGAGCGTGGGCATCGGGCTGAACCTACAGTGCAACGCGGGGGACACGGCGCAGATCGTGTGGTTCGACCTGCCGTGGAGTAGTGAGGACTACCTGCAGGCCAACGCACGCCTGTTCCGCCAGGGTCAGGAGAAGCCGGTGTTCGTGCACCACCTACAGATGGTCAACAGCATCGACAAGCAGGTGGTCGACGTGCTACAGGGCAAGATAGATTTACAGGCGGCATTGATGGAGGCAATTAAACTTTGAAACATGTGGTAAACGCGACGATCCGGCGCCTGTCTGACGAGGAGCCCGATCCAATTGAAAGCGACGACGCAGGCGTCGAGCCCAGCTCACTGACGGGCTGGTCATCGTGGGGCCCGGAGACGATCCGAGACATACAGCACGTCATCGAGAACAAATTAACGCAACAGCAACGGGAGATAGTCGAGGCGATGCTGTCGGGGTATACACACAAGGACCTCGCCGTCACCGAGAAGTATTGGCGCCACCATCTGGGGCAGTCGATTAAACGGATCAGGAAGGAGCTAAAGGTATGAGGGGCTTTATTGTCGAGTACGCCGTCGAGGGGTTCCCCCACGTCGACGTGCAGGTTGACGCAAAGGATCCCGTGTTTGACAAGAACAAAGAGGTTCTGTCGATCTGGGAGTTTGAGAACGCAGACGAATGTGACGCCATCCTGGCGGACCTGCGTAGTTTTAGAGACCAACAACGAAAGGGTAAGGCATGAACGACGCGCAAAAACTCCAGCAGGCCCTGGGGGTTCAGAGTAAAGAAAAGCGGATCCAGGAGATGGCCGGGGCGGTTACCCGCCTAGTGATTAACGAGGCCATCAAGGAGGCCAAGGAGCGGGCCAAGGTTAGAGATGCAACTTTATCGCCCACCAAGGACGAATCTGGCCCGAAAAGTGGATAATTCTACTAGAGAGCCCTATTAGCATGACGGTCGTGCAGACGCCTTGTAAGCGTCAGGCGGGGGTTCGATTCCCTCATGGGGCACCAGAACAATGACAACAAAATACACCTTTGATCCAGCAATGTGCGACAAGCTGATAGAGCTTGGGAAGACTGGCGCGAGCCAGAAGATGATGTTTGCCGCGTTGGGCATCAGCTCGACCGGCGCCCAGACACTGCGCAAGAACCACCCCGAGTTCGCCGATGCGCTAGATCTGGCCATCACACACGCCCAGGCTTACTGGGAGCAACAGATGCTGGAGAACGTTGGCAACAAGATGTTTAACTCACGTATTGCCGAGATCGCGTTGCGCGGTCAGTTCCCCGGCGACTATCGCGAGGAGCGCATCAAGGCCGAGGTCAAGGCCGACGTCACGGTGGATTTTGGTTCCGCAGTCAACGACCTAATTAGCTCGCTCAAAAAAGCAATCTGACGATTTCGTCGGTACTTATTCATAAGTATTGACATTTTCTTTGTAGAAAGAAAGACATGGCAGCACACGCCTTACTGAGTGCATCCGGTTCCAAACGTTGGATGACATGCACTCCCAGCGCCCGACTCGAGGCACTACTTCCCGAACCCAAACGAAAGCCAGGGGCATTCGACTTCAGCCAGGAGGGCACGACAGCCCACACCCTGGCAGAGGCCAAGCTCCGCCGGCACTATGGTCAGATGACCGCCAAGGAATACATCGCCGAGGTCGAGGCCGTCAAGGCAACGCCCTACTACGACGAGGAGTTCGAGGCGTACGTCGACAACTACGTGCTGTACGTGCGCTCGCAGATCGGTGAGGGGGACACGCCCTACTTCGAGCAACGCGTGGACTTCAGCGAGTGGGTGCCAGACGGGTTCGGCACGGCGGACGTGGTGATACTGTCGGAGAACAAGGTGCGAGTGATCGACCTGAAGTTCGGCCGCGGCGTGCCGGTGGACGCGAAGGACAACCCCCAGCTACGTCTGTACGCGCTAGGTGGCTGGTACAAGTACCGGGAGTCCTACCCTAACATCACCGAGGTCGAGTACACAATCCACCAGCCCCGGCTGGACAGCATCACGACCGACAGCACGACGCTGGAGAAGCTGGTGGTGTGGGCCGAGAACGTGGTCAAGCCCAAGGCCAAGAAGGCGTGGGCCGGTGCGGGTGAGTTCCTGGCCGGCGACCACTGCCAGTTCTGCAAGGCCAAGGCCCAGTGCCGGGCGCGTACCGAGTTCAACAACATGGCCGCGGCGTCCGACTTCCGCGACCCGCCGTTGTTGTCTGAGGACGAGCTCGCAAAGGTGTTGACAAACGCGCCGAAAACGCGTAAGTGGTTGAAGGACGTCGAGGACTTCCTGCTCGAGCGGGCCGAGACTGACGGCGTTGTGCCCCCCGGGTACCAGTTGGGTTTTAGCAACAAAAATAGAGTTGTTGACGACGTTGAAAAAGCTATGGTAAAATTGCGCCATTACGGAGAAGACATCTTTGAACCAAAGGCGTTGAAATCTGTGGCACAATTGGAAAAGGTTGTGGGCAAAGACGAGTTGAAGCATCTGCTCGGCGAGCTTATAATCAAGCCAGTTGGGGAGCCGAAGCTGGTTCCTGCGAAGAAGGCAACGGAGTTTGAGGGTTAAGGTGGGCACCCTTTTCAAGTCCCATCGTTTCTGTAAACAAGGAGGCCAAGATGGCCAAAGTCAGCGAAAAAGTGGTTACCGGTAAAGTTCGTTTCTCCTACGCTAACGTCTTCACCCCGAAGGCAAGCGAAGAGGGCAAGGACCCCAAGTACTCGGTGTCCATCATCATCGACAAAAACGACAAGGAAACGATCAACAAGATCAACGCCGCTGTCGAGAAGGTCAAGCAGGGTAGCGCCGCGGTGTTCGGGGGCACAATCCCCAAAGCACTCAAGGGTGGCCTGCGTGACGGAGACGCAGAGAAGGATGACGCGGCCTACCAGGGTGCGTTCTTCATCAACGCCAACTCGTCGATGAAGCCGCAGATCGTGGACGCCAACCTGGACCAGATCATGGACCAGGGCGAGTTCTACAGCGGTTGCTATGGTCGTGCATCGTTGACGTTCTATGCGTACAACCAGGCAGGTTCCAAGGGCATTGCCTGCGGCCTGAACAACCTGCAGAAGCTGGAAGATGGTGAGAAGCTGGGTGGTGGTACCTCCGCCGCGCAAGATTTCGCAGTGTAAAGACTGCGTGACAGCCCGGAAAGACGGGCACCTTTTCGGAGCATTCATGATCACACTGAAATTCACCGTTGACGAAGTCAACTTCATCCTGAGCCTGCTGGGGCGCCTGCCCTTTGCAGAGGTCCACACAACCATCCGCGCCATCGCCGAGCAGGGCCAACCCCAGGCCGAGGCGCTACTTGAAGAGGAG